TGTCACGATGAAGTGCGCTTACTGCAAGGCACCGATCAAGACAAAGTCAACACAGAAACGTGACCAGATCTGCGGCGTCTGCTGGTCGCTATTGATCCAGATTGCTAAGAGCCAGCCAGTATTTGGGAGGATGCAATGAGCAAGCGATACGAGTTTATTAGCGCGCCGCAGCGCAGCCCTGAGTGGTTCGAGATCCGCAAGGGCGGGATCACAGCGACGGGCATCACGGCAATCAATGGCACCTCACCGTACAAGACCGCATACCGCCTCTGGGCGGAGTTGACTGGTCAGGTCGGTGAGCAGGCAGTAGGTGCAGCAGCACAGCGCGGCCAGTTGCTGGAGCAGGCTGTGGCTGACTACTACACCGCAGAGACTGGAAAGAAGCTCCGCAAGTCAAACGGTATTGTGCGCCTCAAGGAGCACCCTTGGGCAATGGCGTCGCTCGATCGAACGGTAGTCGGAGATCCAGATCTGCTGGTAGAGATCAAGACTTCTACCAGCAGTGCGTGGGCGCTTGCACCAGTTCCCCAGATGTATGTTGATCAAGTGCAGTGGCAGATGTTCTGCACAGGAGCGCGAGCCGTTGATGTGGCAGTGCTGCTCTCAGGGCTGGTGTTTCGCATTGAGCGCGTAGAGGCTGACCCTGTCTACCAGACGATGCTCTTCGATAAGGCCGTGGCATTCCGCGAACTGGTTGCAACTGGCACGCCTCCACCGCTGACTGGCAACGACAGCGACACACTCGCAGAGGTCAAGCCGCAGAGCAGCAACACCTACGCGGTGGCTGATCCGCAGCTTGATCACATCGCGCGTCTGTACATTGAAGCCAAGGCAGAGGCAGAGGCTGCCGATGCTGCACTCAAAGAGATGGCGATCGCTATCAAGGAAGCCATTGGTGAGGGCGAAGGTGTGAAGGGTCGTGGCTGGCTTGCCACTTGGAAACAGAACAAGCCAAGCACCAAGGTTGACTGGGAGTCAATCGCCGATGTGCTATGCGGCGTAGCGCCAGAAACCTACGAGCAGTCAGTGAGGAAGTTCACTGCCGAAAAGCCAGGCGCTCGCGTGTTCCGTGTTCACGGCAAGGAGGATGAGGCGTGATTCAGATCGTGATCGATGACGCGATCATCGAGCGCGCACTGGTCATCGCTCGCATTGAGGGGATTATGGCGAAGGGCGCACCAGACAAGAGCCTGTCGCAGAAGGGGCGTAAGGCAGTCTGGGAGGGCGCAGTGGGTCAGGCAGTCTTTGAGCGCGCAATGAGCGACCTCAAGATTGACTGGAGCCTGGAGGCTGATTGGAACTACGACTACAAGAGCGATGGTCGCACCGTTGAGGTGAAGACCAAAGAGCGGTCGGTAGCTCCACGGTCAGAGTATGAAGCCAGCGTGTACGACTACAACCACCAGCGCCAGAACGCTGACTGGTATGCATTTGTCTCGCTGAAGTTTGCAGATGGGTACACCAAAGAGAGTAAGGAGGCTCGGTATAAGTATTCAGTTGGCTGGGTAGTGGGATGCATTCAGCGCGAAGACTTCGCCAAGGAGGCGCGAGTAGTCGAGGTGGGCGACCCACTCCCAAATGGTCAGAGGGCTGGATTCACCAGCCATAACATTGAGTTCGGCAAGTTGCTGAACCTTAAAGCACTAGGAGGAAGCAATGTCTAAGGCAATCGCAGCGGCTCTGGCCGCACCATTTACGGGAGCAGATCTGAAGTCTCGCCCAGGGCGCGGTGGAATGACCTTCACCTACGCAGACGCGCGAGCCGTAGCTCAGCGGCTAGACGATGTGCTCGGTCTGGCTGGCTGGCAGTTTGAGGTCAAGGTGGCTGACCCTGCCGCCAAGGTAGTCCACGGCACCCTGATCGCCGTGATCGATGGCGTGACCACCGTCCGACAGGACTTTGGCTATGCCAATAACCCACAGAGCGATGAGCCGCTGAAGGAGGCGGCGTCCGACGCTCTGCGTCGCTGCGCTGCCCAGATTGGCGTCGGTAGGTCGCTATACGCAGGGTCGGTGCAAACGCCGCTCTCCGTTGCTCCTACACCCCTCTCCGTTGATTCTGTGAGGCAGTCCCAGCCATCGGTTCTGAGCACGGACGTGGCCGTAGCAGCGGCAATGCTCTTTGCTGAGGGCGAATGTCCAGACCACCGCACTGCCTGGTCGTTCAAGCCAGCAGGGGTGAGCAAGGCGGGCAAGCCGTACAACGCGTTCTACGCGTGCAGCGGTAAGTCGAACGGAACGTTCTGCCAGCGCAAGCCAAGCATTGCGTGGGTCAATGCGCAGACCCAGCCAAGCGGAGAGCCTGAGCGCAGCGAGAACGATCTGGAGTCACTGCCGTTCTAGGTTGAGCGGCATCATCTACGGCTGGGAGAGACTGGCGACCTCCACCTCTCCCAGCCACTAACACAAGGAGGACAGAATGAGTCTATGGGTCAAGTGGGATGTGAACAGCCACAAGGATGACAAGATTGCAGCTCTGACTGACACGCAGTTTCGAGCGTTTATCACCCTCATTGCAGAGGTCAAGACGATGCGCTCTGGCGGCATCTTTAAGAATCGAACACACGCCAAGCAAGTGATCGGCCCACGCCTAGGTAGGGCTGTGGATAAGTTGGTTGAGATTGGTCTGCTAAACGAGTCTGGGGACGGTGTCATTGCCGTGTCGAACTACTCTCGATATCAAGTCGACCCTACGTCGACCTCGCGTGGACAAACTTGGCGAGCACGAAACAGGGGGGAGTCAACGGTACCAGAGCAGAGCACAACAGAGCAGAACAGAATCTCTCCTATATCCTCTCTTAAACGAGATGGGAAATCACGGCTCTTGCCAGTAGGAGAAATCCTTGGAGTGAAGCGCTAATGAGAACTCGGATGGAGAACCCTTCAGCTCGTGCTCTGGCATTGAGGAAGATTAGAGAGAACGAGACTCCAGAAGAGCGAGCATTGAGGGTGTTGAAGTACACGCTCTACAACCATCGAATGACGGTGGAGCAGTACACGGCCTTACGGCTGGCGCAAGCTGATCGATGTGGTGCGTGCAAGGAGCCGCTCCGCTTTGGTGAGCCTAGAGCGGTAACGGTTGATCACGACCCACGCTGCTGCCAGTACGAAGGGCTTGGCACTAAGAGGACAAAGGGAATGCCGATCTCGTGTGGCAAGTGCGTCAGGGCTTTGCTCTGCGGACCGTGCAACCGAGCGGTCGGATTTGTTGAGCGCTATCCACAGCGCATTCATATGTGGATTGACTACATCAGGAGGGTCAACAAGTGAACATCGCATTCGTAGGGCCACAAGGCTCAGGCAAGTCAACGCTCGCGGCAATGCTAGAGCAGCGCCGTATGCATCCGTACACGGTGCTACCGATTGCGGAGACGATCCGCACCGTGGCTGCACTGGGCTATGGCGAAGACTTTGACAAGCACAAACAGTACAGCCAGCGCAGACTAGGGCTTGATGTCGAAGTCTCTGGCCGTGAGATCTTGCAAGACATTGGCGCGCAGTTGCGCCAGCTAGACGCCTCCTTCTGGATCAAGGCGTGGCACGCTGAGTACCTGAAGATCAAGAGCGCCAATAGGCTCGTGGTGGTTGATGACGTCCGCTTGCCGCTGGAGGCGCACTACCTCAGGCACCACATCCCTGGCATTGTCATTGTCAGGGTTCACGCTACGGCTGAGGCTCGAACCCAGCGCCGTGGAGTGCTTCAAGGGGTCAGCGACGTTACCGAGTTTGGCTACCTCCAGACCGAGTACGACTTGCAGATTGATACGACAGACTTGACAGCGGACCAGTCCTACGCAATCCTGAGGAAGCATATGGTGAATAACGGTCTCTGGCAGTCATCCTATGAGGAGGAATCGTGAGCGCAGCATTGACAGAACTTGAGACGCGCGCGGCGCAGCTCGGATACCACTACGACGGCCTAGTGCGAGTCGGTGAGCCACCACTCTGGACAGTGGTACTCATCGACTCTGCTGGGTCAGAGTTGACGTTTCAAGGCGATACGATTGAGGGCGCCGTTGAGTTGGCAACCGACCGTATGGCGTTGCTCTCAGGAATGATCGACCTATGAGCGGCTTTGATTGGGTTGGACTTACGCTGGTAGTCATCAACAGCGCCCTCTTCCTTGT